GGGCAGCTTCCTGCTGCGGGATTGCATCCACATAGGGCTTCACACTGTCAGCCGTAGCACCATTGGCCTTGGCCGTTTCGATAATGGCATCCACAGCGGGATTGCCAGTCTTCATGGCTTCCAGGTCAGCTACACGCTGACGCTCTTCAGCCAGAATTGCCTCTCTTGATTCCGGAGCCGCATTATTCTGCGGCACTGCCGGAGCAGGCGGCGTATTATTCGGCTGGGAATTGGTAAAGCCAGCCATGAAGTTCTGCAACTTCTTCACGAATTCATTGTCTGTCATGGGATTCTCACTCCTTTTCGGGGTACTATTGTTGATTATTTCCCGTAATCTTGCGGCGTTCTGGAAACGGTCCAACTGGCAGGATACGGAATTGAGGAAAAGCATATTGCCTTCCAGCTTGTTTTCAATGGGAATAGCTTCCACCACCTCATCCACAAAGCCGTATTCCTTTGCCGTCTGAGCCGTCATCCATTCCTCATTGTCCATCTTATGCTTGAGCTGCACTTCAGAAAGCACACCTTTTACCCTTGCCATATAGACATTGACAATCGTCTGCTTTACCGTAGTAAGGCTTGCAGACAATTTATCCAGCTGAGGGGCATCGAAATAGCCCAGCATAGCCGATTTGGGGTTGTGAATCATGTAGATGGTATTGGTGGGCATGATTACACTGTCCCCGGCACAGGCAATGATTGTGGCCGCGCTGGCGCACATACCGTCAATGTACATGGTGACTTTGCCGGTGTAGTTCTTCAGCTGGTTGTAGATGGCCTGAGCGGCAAATACATCACCGCCTGGGGAATTGATATGAACGGCCAAATCCTTTCCCTCACAGGTAAGCAAATCCTCGTGAAACTGCTTTGGGGTTATTTCATCTCCCCACCAGCTCACATCGGAAATCTCACCATAGAGCAGAAGTTCCGCCGTTTCGCTCTCCGCTTCATTACGGAACTCCCAAAATTTTTTCTTAGGCATTTTCTTCACCCCCTCCCTGACCTTTGTTATTGCCAAGCATAGCTCCGGCCAGCACTTCAGGATTGCTCTCCGGCAGTCCGAGTTCTCTTATCCGCTCCTGTTCCCAGGCAAGCTGGTCAAGATTTTCCTCGAAGTCCGTGCCGGTCATTTCGGCAGCTTCCCGTTCACGGGTAGACAGGCCATACTGCACACGGAGCGCACTGCCCGTGATGTCTTTTACAGGATCAAGAATCGACATGGTTGGGCCATACCAATCTGCATGGCACCACGCCGCCCGCAGCGCTGGGTCTTCAAAGAATCCCGGTGCTTCTATCCGTCCAATGGCCACTGCCTCCGTCAACCAAGCTTCATAGACTGGCTGGCAAAAGTCTCGGGCAAACCAGATGCGCCGGAGCTTGAATTCCTCCCACGCCTGCAGCATAGCCGCCCGCGAAGCACTATAAGAACTGGTGAAGTTCTTCATGATGACTTCATATGGCACGCCGATAGCTGCGCCGATTTGCTTGATAAGCTGCGACACAAACGGGTCAAAGGTGGACATGCTACGCCCTGCATCCACAGCCTTCACATCCACACCAGCGGGCAAAGCATTGAGTGTGCCAGGGCCTAAGCCATATTCGGACACATCCACCACTGGTGCATTCGGATCACGGCCTTCTTCACCAGCCCATGCATCCGGGGCAGGCATCTCATTTGAGCCTGTAGGATTATTGGTGAAGAACAATGCAAAGAAACTCTTGATGATGGCCGCCGTCAATTCTGCATTGGTGTAGCGGCTGACCTGCTTCAATGTCTCAATAACCGGGGCCAGATAGGGGATACCCCGATACTGTTCCGACCGCAGGTCATGACATATCTGCACGATATTCGGCATACCGGATAAGTCACCAAAGGCCTTTACTCGCACCCATTTTTCCAGCCGAGCAATGTCCACCGGGTCGCCTTGCACCTTATTGCACACCCAATAGGCTTCCACGGCTCCATCCGTGTCAATCTCCACCCCGCTGACAATCCGATTGCCAGTCTCAGGGGATATCATCTCCACAGAATACGGGCCTAATGCCCCCGGGAAAGAGCCGTCCATCGGGTTGGATATACGGTTTCCTTCCAGAATCTGCAGCCGCAGGGAATACGGCATATATTGTGTTGGTGCCTTGCGACGGAAAAGGGCAAAGGCATCGCCATCCACCAGATAGGACTCATAAGCTATGTCCTGCAGATCATAAAAATTATTGCGCCGATACAGGTCACAATGTTTGGAGGCCGCCCACAGGTCAAATTCCCGGCGGGCCTTCTTCTGCCATGCTCTTGCTTCATCATGGGAAATGCCCAATTCCAAATAGCGGACACGTGGGAAGACCTTCAGCCCTGCCCCCACGGTGTGGATGGCACTGGTCTGTATGGCCGCTGCACCAATGGGGGTATTGATGGCTTGGTCAGCTGACCGGTTCCGCAACAAAGGCAGGTTGGCATCTATATCCGACTTAGGAGAAAATCGCAATGGCAGATACGATTTTAAGATACCGCTGGTTCTTGATGCGCCGCCCTCACTGTAACCGCTGTTTTTAAACTGGGCCTTTTTCTTCCCTTTTGGGGAAGCAGTGGGCATCCGTGCCCTCGCTTTGGTATTTCCGTTTCGCTTACTCATGCTCTATCTCACCTCTAATCCATGAAAACCACACGTCTGGACACGCCCCGGGATTTTCCCGCTAGGTTTTCAAGTTCGTCCTCCAACTGGCTGATAGTCTTGCGGATTTCCGCCAAATTCGCCCGGGTGAGCTGGCGGTTGCCAATGGTGTAAGACTGAGCCCCGGCCAGTATGCGCTTTTCAGCTTCGTAGTACATTTCCAGGCGCATCTGAACTGTGGTTATTGTCCTTGCCATCTGCATCAACTCCTTTCGGGCAAGTAAAAAGAGCAATGTGCAAACAACTCACATTGCTCAAAGTTTTCAGTTAAAACAAATTCACGCTGCGGGATTTCGTGTGCGCTGCCGCCCGCTGCTTCTTCTTGGCCGTGGTTTTCTGCACGGCCTTCTTGGGCTGAGCGTATTCCGGCACATCCACGCCAAACTCCTTGGCTGTCTGCACCATGTTCACGTATGGCAGGCAGGTTTTCAGGCAGGCCAGATTATACACCCGCAAATCCAACGGTTCATTGCGGATATCCCGCTTGATGGGTTCCCAGATTACCTGCACCATACCACCCTTGGAAACGACCTTCCGTTGCTCTGCTATGATGCCTTTGAAATACAGCTCATCATAGCCGCGTTTTCCCATGAAATCATCATCCATGGGAAAGTGGAAGTATTGCGCTCCCGGCTTCTCCAGCCCCAGCCGCGTCATAACCTGCTGCTTGCCATCGTTTACCCCAAGGAACTGCAGCGGGATATTATATCCCTTCCTGTCCTTGCTGGTTCGGTAAACCAAGGGCAAGCCCGGTTTATTGGCATAGCCTTTGATGCCAATGCGCTGCTTGTAGAGGTTCCGCTTGCAATACTCATAAACAGATTGTGTGGACAAGCCACCAGTATCGATGAAGGTGCGCAGGATTTTCAATGCGCCGCCATTAGCGAAATGATAAGGCCGGTCAAGAATGCCATCCAGCAACTTCCAGACCTTGGGATGGTCGGGGTTTCCTGGGATAACGCCTTTCTGGATTCCCCAGCATTCCTCGCCAAAGCCCCAGCCGCATATCTCGTATTCGAGGCGGTTGCCCTGCACGTCTACTGCCGCCGTCAACAGCAGCACACCATGTGGGAGTTCTGCATCATACTTCTCACGGCGTCGCAAGAACTGCGTCTCATCGTCAAAGGCACCAATCATGTGATAGGTCTCGCCAAAGCGGGTATTGACCACAACCTTCTCGCGCTGCGGATCTCCACGTGCCTCATGCCACTCCTTCATGATTTCCGCCCAGGTAATCCATGGGGACGAAAAGGCGTTGATGAAGAACGAACGGATGCCATTCTCCAGTGCAATCGAATTCTGCACCACATATCTCTGCGGTGCCTCCTTCATCTGCCGCTCATTGAACTTGTAACCACAGTCCGGGCATCGCCAGAGCACTTCACGGATAACATATGTCTTGTGCCCCTCCTTGTCGCTGCTCTCCACCATGTCCGGGCACTCCATATCCACATGCCGGAGCACATGATACTCCCCGCAATTAGGGCATGCATGCCGCCATTCTTCCTGAGTTCCTGCCAGATACTCCTTCTCGATGCGGCTGGCCTTCTCGATGGTTGGCGTCGAAAATAATCCGGACACATGGTTCCAAAATGTCGTCATGCGCTTGGATGCCAAATCTACCGGATCACCTTCCACGCCTGCGGATGCAGCAAAGCGGTCAACTTCATCCGCCAGCAGAACACGGACAATACGTGATGCTAACCCTGCCGGAGAATTAGAGCCAGCCATAAACAACCGCCCGCCAGGGAAAATCTTCGACAGAATTGTGTTATTGCTGTCCCGGATGCCGGTAGACTTCACCTGTTCCTGCTCCTTGACCTTGTAGAAAATGTTGTTCAGCACTTTCGTGTCCTGAATCATCGGAGCAATGCGGGACTTTGAATAATCCTGTGCCATCTCCACAGTGGGCTGAATCATCATGATAGGTGCCGGGTCAAGATGTGCAAAGCGACCAACAACGTTGTTCATGATGTCCGACTTGCCAATCTGCGCCGCTGATTTCACCACCACACGATGCACACCCGGCTGTGTAAATGCGTCCATGATTTCCCGCTGATATTCTGCCCTTGAAGTCTTCCACCGCCCCGGTTCTGCGTTCCCCTGAGAAATAAAGCGATAATTATCCGCCCACTCGCTAACGCT